GTATGAATACTGCTATGGAGTATAACAACGCATTACTTGTTATTGAGAACTCAAGTATTGGTTGGGCAGCAATTCAACAAGTAATTGATAGGGAATACGAAAACCTATTTTATACAAGTAAAGATTTAAGGTATGTTGATGTCGCAAGACAAGTAACAAACCGATATAGAAATTCCGAAAGACAAATGGTTCCTGGATTCAGTATGACTATGAAAACAAGACCATTAGTAATCGCGAAATTAGAAGAATATTTTAGAGAAAAATCTATCATCGTTCATTCAGATAGATTAATCGATGAATTATTTGTATTTATTTATCATAATAATAGAGCTGAGGCTATGGAAGGGTACAATGATGACCTTACAATGAGTCTAGCAATAGGATTATGGGTAAGGGATACAGCACTTCGATTAAATGCCGAAGGAATGGCATTACAAAAAACAGTCTTAAATAAAATGTTAGATTATGAAGCAGTTTACACACCATCAGATAACAAAACAGATGATTGGGTGATGGAAACTGGAAATACAAAAGAAGATCTAACTTGGTTAGTAAAATAATAAGAGGATAAAATGGCACAAACAAGCTTAAGAGCAAGATTAACACGACTTTTTTCTACAAATGTAATCGTAAGACATGCAGGTGGTAGAAAGTTAAAGATTGCCGATACAGACAGAGTACAAAGTGCTCAGAAAAATAGTCTTGTAGATAGGTGGTCAAGACTACACACCAATATGAATACTGGTGGGTACGGAGCATCACAGGCAATTAGTTTTCAAGCCCAAAGATTGGCTTTATTTAGAGATTACGAAGAAATGGATAACGATGCTATCATATCAAGTGCGTTAGATATTTACTCTGATGAATCAACAATGAAAAATGAGTATGGTAAAGTATTAGATATTCAAACTGAAAATGAGAATATTCATGATATTCTACATAATTTATTTTATGATGTATTGAATATAGAATTTAATCTTTGGCCGTGGGTTCGTAACCTATGTAAGTATGGAGATTTTTATCTCTACTTAGATATAAAAGAAAAGTATGGAGTTACCAATGTAGTACCACTTTCAGCATATGATGTTACTCGTGTTGAGGGAGAAGATCCAGAAAATCCGTATAGAACAAAGTTTATTGTTGAGGATGGAGATTCGAGACATAGTTCTTCAATGAGTCAAAATAAGGAAATGGAAAATTTTGAAATTGCACATTTTCGTTTGTTATCAGATGCAAATTTTATACCATATGGTAAAGGTATGATAGAAGGTGGTCGTAAGATTTGGAAACAATTATCTCTTATGGAAGATGCTATGTTGATTCATAGAATTATGAGAGCACCAGAAAAGAGAGTGTTTAAGATTGACATTGGAAATATTCCACCCGCAGAAGTCGAAAATTTTATGCAAAAGATTGTTAATAAAATGAAAAAGGCTCCTGTCATAGATACCACAACTGGTGATTATAATTTAAAATACAACATACAAAATCTTACAGAAGATTTTTTCCTACCTGTTCGAGGTGGAGATAGTGGAACACAGATTGATAGTTTAGCAGGACTAACATATGAGGCAGTAGATGATATTGAATACCTAAGAAATAAATTAATGGCATCCCTAAAGATACCAAAGGCCTTTCTTGGTTATGATGAAGCCGCTGGTAGTAAGGCAACATTAGCAGCAGAAGATGTAAGGTTTGCAAGAACAATTGAAAGAATACAGAGAATCGTTACGAGTGAATTAACAAAGATTGCAATAGTTCATTTGTATTCACAAGGATATACAGATGCAGACCTTGTTGATTTTGAATTAAATTTAAAAAATCCATCTACGATTTACGAAGAAGAAAAGATTGAGTTGTGGAATAACAAACAGAGTCTTGCTTCAAGTCTAATGGATTCTAAAATAGCAGACACAGAGTGGATTTATGATAATGTGTTTAAATTTTCAGAAGAAGAAAAAGAAAAAGTCAGACTTGGATTACTAAAAGACCAAAAACGGAAATTTAGATGGTCACAGATTGAAATGGAAGGTAATGATCCTGTTCAAAGTGAAGAAGCAGTTGGAACTCAAGGGGCGATGATGAATAATATGGGTGATGGAGAAGGACAGAGATTTTCTGGACCTCAACCACCAGGAGCAAGAACAGGAAGAACAAGTCGTGAATTAGATATGGATATACCAGAAGATGGTTGGCCAGGAAGTGGTCGTCCAAAGGAAGGACCTAAACACAAGAAGGATTCAAGTGTAAGAGGTCGTGATCCATTAGGTTCTCACGATAAGAGAAAAGGTAGTAGTGGTAGTCCAAAGTACGGACTTGCACTAGCTCACCTTGATAAATTAAAACAAGATTTAGGTAAAGTCAGTAAAGAAGAAGTAAAAATAATTACAGAAACTTCTGATGTAGAACAAGAATATAAGAATGAAGTATCATCGGGTAAAAGTGATACTTAAATGATGAATTATTAGAAGTTTTTATATTTATAGATGAAGAAATATACAATTTAGGAGCATGAATATGGCCCAACGTGTCAAACACTCGAAAATAAAGAATACAGGAATACTCTTTGAGTTAATATCTCGTCAAATCACCGTAGATATAATGAATGGTGATGAAAAGAGTAAATCAGTAGAAATGCTAAAAAAATTCTTTAATGAGAATACAGAACTTGGTAAAGAGAATCAACTCTATCAAGTTTTACTTAAAGAAAATTACAATTCTACCCGCAAGGCAGAAAAATTAGTAGAGGCTGTCTTAAAGTCAAGAGAAAAATTACAGAATAAAAGACTGCGTACTGAAAAATATAATCTTATTAGAGAGATTAAATCAAATTATAACGTAGAGGATTTTTTTAGAGCAAGAATACCTAATTATAAGGTTTATGCTTCTATATATAAATCATTTATTAGTGAAACTACACCAATATTTGATCCAGTAAATGAAGTTGAAAGTAACTTTTCTATCATAGAACACATTACTCGTAATAAAGTTAAGTCTAAAAATAAAGATAGTAAGGTCATTTCTGAATTTAAGAACGAAGATAAAGATTTAAGATTACTTTCTTATCAGTTAATGGTAGATAACTTCAACGGTAAGTATAAAAAGTTAAACTCTATGCAAAGAAATCTTCTAAAAGAGTACATTAATAACATTTCTAATACTAATTCTCTTAGAGAATTCGTAAATGGTGAAATTATAAAGGTAAAACAAATTCTAAGTAAGATTTTACCTAAAGTCTCAGATGATATCACAAAAATTAAATTATCGGAGGCTATAAATCAAGTAGACTCTATAACAAAAGGTAAGATAGTTAAGGATAAACAAGTTGTTGCACTAATGAGGTATTATGAACTTATAAAGGAGTTGAGGAATGTCGCGTCCTAACGGAGATACACTTCTTAATTTAATTCGTGAGTTAATTAAAAACGAATTGGATGAGGCAAATTCTACTGCAACAGCCGGTGGTGAATATCAAACACCACTTGCATTTAAAGGTGAGAAAAGAAAGGCGGGTAAGAAAAAGAAAAAGGCTGGATTTGATGGTGGACACCACGATCCGACCATCGGTACTGATAATTTCGAACCAGAGGACCCTAAGTTAAGAAAAGAATCGGTAGTAAGTGAAGAAAAGAAAAATTCTAATAATCTTTACTTAGAATTTACTGATGCTCTACAAGATTTCAATGACAAATGTATTAAGATAGCTGATAAAATCACTAAATTAAAAGGTGATAAGACCGATGGAAAAATTTTAATGAAAAATGTTAAAAAACATCTTATACCACTTAGTAAGTTAATGAATAGTTGGAACAGAGGAGCTCAAAGTAATCCACATTTAACTACTGAAGGTAGATATCACGCTTGGAGAAATGATAATACCTTAACACCCAAGCAAAAAATTGGAATGGCAATGAGAGAGACTCGTGATAATCTATCAGAGTTAGAACGAGTTGTCAAGTATAATGTAAAATTAAAAAATGAGTTAAATGTTGACTCAAGGTCATATTGGAAGAATACACATAAGGCTTTAAGTAAAATAAGTGAGAGATTAGTTAATTTAGCTAATAAGGTTGGACAACTACATTAAAGATTATGACATTCGAACAGAACAAAAAGTCTTTTATGGACTCTTTGTTCAGTATTTCAACGATGCTAAAGAGATGGCATACTGAAATACAGAGCAAAGATGTTGATAAAAACTATATGATTGAAAAGTTAACTGCGTGGATTAAAAAACTTGAAGAATTAAGACACGATATTATGATGAGGAAAGATAAGTGATAAAACTCGGAGATTTATTAACAGAGGCAAGTATTTCGGAAGAAATGGGAGAGCTAAAACTCTACATTGACAACGATTCGAGTCTATATAGACAAAGATACATGCCAATATTGAAAAATTTGTCAAAAAAGAAGAAAAAGGGTAATTATCGTAAAACATTAGCCCAAAAAGCATTCATGTATCTAATTGACGATGGTGCAAAACGATATGTTAGGTCATACGGTGGAAATCACTTAGATGTTTTCCCAAAAAGACAAAGAAAGCAGTTAGCAAAGGATTATGTAGAAGAATTTGAACAAATTTTTAAAAATCAAGAATATGATTTTATGAGATAGGAGATTAGCGTGTCAAAATTTAAAAAAATAATTAAAGAAGATTGGTGGAGTGATTTAAGTCCTGAAGGACAGGCAAAATACTTAAAAAGTAATCCTAATTCGAAAAAAGCACAATCGGCAAAAAAGAAAAAGAAAGATGAACCATCTGCAGCACCAAGTTGGACTGCTGATGATATGGATTCTATTTTTGGAACAAGAAATCAAAGTGGTGGGGGATGGCAAAAACCTCGTAATGATGCTGATAGAGCAGCTGATGATGAAGCAGATGATATGAAAACTCAAGACGCACAAGATTCAAGAGATGCGGAAGATAGAAAAGATGCAGGTATAAAACCAATTAAAGACGATAAAGATACACAAAGAATGGGATCCAGTGTATTAAGTAAAATCGGTGGTACTCAAGATCCAGATAGATTAGAATTACAAGGTACACAAGAAGCAGATAATGGTCAAACTATTATTCAATGGAAAGACAAAGAAGATGGAATGATGGTGGGTGTAGATGCACAAGGTAACATTTATCAAGATGGTGATAGGCAAAATTATGGTATACAAGTTAGCACACAAAGTGATGTGTTTGGAGATGACCAAAATGCACAATTATTGTATAAACAAAAGAAAGCCCGTGAAACTGGAGGTACAGATCCATATACAGGTAAAAAATATGATAAACCAACTGGAAGAACTGGAAAAGAATTAGACCAAGAAACTCTTACAATAGATGGTAAAGAATATCGTAAAATCAATGAAAGTGTAGAATCAAAACCAAAATATCAATTTTCAGAATTCTACCAAAGATTAAAGAGATAGGAGTAATATAATGTCAAAACAATTAATAGTAGATTATTTACCTTTTGAGATTTCAAGAGAACAGATAAACGAATCAATTAAACAGAATAATGGTCGTTTAGTGGTTCATGGTGTATTGCAGAGGTCAGATGCTAAGAATCAAAATGGTAGAGTCTATCCACATGAGATTTTGGCAAGAGAATCGAGTAAGTATGATGAGGGTTTCATCAAACAGAAACGTGCAATGGGTGAGTTAGACCATCCTGAATCATCAGTAGTTAATTTACAGAATGTATCTCATAATATTACCGAAATGCATTGGGAAGGTAAGAACTTAGTCGGTACGGTCGAGGTTCTTGGAACACCAAGTGGTAATATATTAACAGAATTATTTAAAGCAGGTATTAAGTTGGGTATCAGTTCTCGTGGAATGGGTTCAGTTCAACCAATGAGTGAGGGTGATGGACAACAAGTAGGAGATGATTTCGAATTAATAGCTTTTGATTTCGTATCAAATCCATCCACACACGGAGCTTTCTTATATCCTATGAAAGAAAGTGTTGGAAACGAAATACCAATTACCGAAGGTAGAACCTGTGGTAAGTATTGTAAAGTTGAAAGTATTATAAACGACATAATTAGAGGAGAGTAAAATGGCCAAACTAACAAAATTAATAAGTGAGAGTAAAGTCCTCAAACGAGAGTTTGGTGAAGCACTTCCTACTTTCAGTAGTGTAATGAAAAAACACCAAGAGAATAAATTTAAAGAAGATTTAGATGCTGTCGGTAAAGAGGATGATGATGTGGATAACGATGGTGATTCAGATAAAACTGATGATTATCTAAAAAATCGTAGAAAAGTAGTTGCTAAAGCTATCAAGAAGGATTCTGTAAAAGAAGATGCAATTCGTAAGCTTGTTCGTAACGAAATTAAAAATATAGTAGAGGCTGATGAGTTTGACCAACCTGTACCTGCACAAATAGAAAGATATTTAAAGAAATTTCTTAACGCAGTACAAGGTGCTAGACTTAATCGTAGAAGGGTAACAGCAATACTTGGTCGTGTTGTTAAACAGCTAAATATAGAACCAAGTGAATTGATGAGATATGTTAGAAAAGTCAAAAAGGGATTATAATGAATAAAGCTGATACATTTAAAATGAACAAAAATTGGAGAAAGTTTAGACTTCAAACTAATGAAGAGCAAAAAACAGAATCTAAAATTAAATCCATTGTCAATTCAGTAAATGAACAAAATTTAAAGAACTTATCGGAAGAAGAATTAAATAAATTCTACACCGAGGTTAAAAAAATTATAAAATAATGAAAGATGGCCACCATACTTGACCATATAGTGGTGAAGAACATCCAGTTTGGATGAAACACGAGGAAGAACCTTTGGACGATTACAATAAGCGTATGAAAGAATACATTAATGATATAGTCAAACAAGAAATTGTTAGTCTCGGTGAGGAAAAGAAACGAGATTACAAAAAAGAGTATGCTAAATATGGTTCATCCACTAAGGCTAAAAAATACAGAGCAGAATTAAATAAGTACAATCGTAAGAAAGGTACTTATGGAAATGGTGATGGTAAAGATGCCTCACACAAAGGGGGAAA